AAGTAGAAATAAATATTAAAGAAGAAACTGCTGATGAAGAAACTGAAGAACAAGAATCTGAAGAACAAGAAACTGAAGAACAAGAATCTGAAGAACAAGAATCTGAAGAACAAGAATCTGAAGAAGAGGAAAGTGAAGAAGAAGTTTGCACAGAAGATGAATCAGAATCTTTAGATTTAGAAAATAATGAAAAAGAAATAAAAATTAAAGAAGATGTAAAAGCTGATGAAGAAGAAGAAAAGGAAGAAGAGGAAGAGGAAGAGGAAGTTTTTGAAATTGAAATAGATGACGTAACATATTTTGCGACCGATGAAGAAAATAGTATATTATATGAAATAAAAGATGATGGAGATATTGGTAAGAAAGTAGGAATAATTAGAGACGGAGAACCTATTTTTGATTAGTTATTTTCATAATAAAATATAAAATATAAAATATAAAATATAAACTATAAACTTTAACAAAAATAAATAGCATTATAATAAATCGAATTTATTATAATAAAACAATTTAAATAATAATTAATTGGTAATATATAATGTATATTTTAGGTATATTATTAATATTAATAATGTTATTCGGTAAAAATAATATTTTGTTATATTTTAAAATACATAGTGAAATATATATGATTAATTTAATAAGTAAATTAAAATATAAATTAGGTTTATTAACGGTAGATACATCGTATAAATTATTGTATTGCTTTAGTTGGTGTCAACTTTATTCATATAAAGTAAAAGATTATATTACACCTAAATTAAGATATATAAATTCATGTTGCGATAAATATTTAAAGGATAAAGGTTGGATAATAGAGTCATCGCATAGACAATTAATTATTATTGATAGCAATGGAAATGAAATACAAAATATGTGTATAGAAAATGAAGATAATATCAAATTTATAGAAAATAAATGTAATAAATTAAATTATTCGGGACTAATTTTATCAGATCATCTTGATTATGAAAGTCACGTAAATTATGTATTTTATGAAAAATTTCCAAATTCGTTTGATTATAAAGTATCAAATGTAAAATTTATAGCAATCGATTTAAATTTTAATAATAAAAATTATTTAATTAATTTAAAAGATAGTAATTATAATTATTATGTTGTTAATAATAGTTTAAATATTTTTTTCTTCAAATATTACATTAAAAATGTTTTAAAAATTGATTTCAAAGATGATGATTTTGATTATAGTGTTAATATTATTGATAATGATGTTAATATGATTAATTTGTTACCATATCAAAGTATAATAATTAATGAAAATGATTATAAAATTTATCCTGTTGAAAATAAAAAATGCGATAATAAAAAAATTATTGATAATGAAAAATTTATTGATGATGAAATTGTTATTTATGATAAAATATCTAATAGTGGTTCTGATAGTTCAGATGATTATGTAAATCTTGATACAATTAAATAAATTTTATATAATTTAAAAAAATATACCTAAATTATTAAATATAATTTAAAATCATTTAAAAAAAATTGAAATAATTAATATATAATGGAAACCTATCATATAGATTTAACAATGTCTACTGTAAGTGTTTCTGATTCGTCTCAATCATTTAATAAATTAAAATCTGGGTGGAACCTATGGGCTCATTTACCCCAAGACCCTGATTGGACTGTTAAAAGTTATAAAAAAATATGTAAGTTTAAAACTGTAGAAGAAAGTATTGGTATCACTGAATCTTTACCTGCTGATTTAATTAAAAATTGTATGTTATTTATTATGAAAGATGGTATTACACCTATGTGGGAAGATCCTAAAAATAGAAATGGAGGTTGTTTTTCATATAAAGTATCTAATAAAAATGTTTTTGAAGTTTGGAGAGATCTTACATATGTCCTTATAGGTGAAACAATAAGCACTAATAATGTTTTCGTCAATTGTGTGACAGGAATAACCGTTTCACCAAAGAAAAACTTCTGTATTATAAAAATTTGGATGACTAATTGTGACCATCAAAACCCACAAATTGTTACAAACGAAATTAGAAATTTAATTCCACAAGGTTGTTTATTTAAAAAACATACTCCAGAATTTTAATTAAATTAATATTTATTGCTTATTACTATTTAAATATTTAATACACATAAAATATAATGAAATATCCTTTTGTTATATTTTATCGTAAAGAAAAATTTAAAGATTTAGATAGTTTTTTTATTGAAAATTCATCTAAATTAGATTGTTCTATTTTTATTGCTGATTCGCTTGAATATGTTAAAAACTTACATAATTCTAATTTTCATTTATTACTCACATATGGTGGTGATAAACAGGAATATTGTAAAGAATTATTAACTATAATATCTAATGAAATGTTAATTAGACATATACATATTCTAGATAATGGTGAAATTTCAAAAGACGTTGTCGTTACAAAAGATGTCAAAATATTTAATAATTTTATTAATACTATGTATATTAATCTGTGTTCAATTGATCGAACGGTTACGAGACCAACATTTTCTCTTTTTACGCCATCATATAACTCTTACGAAAAAATATTAAGAGTTTATAATAGTCTTAAAAAACAAACATTACTCGATTGGGAATGGATTATTATTGACGACTCGCCAGATGATAACAATTTTAAGTTTTTAAGAGATAACTTTTTACACGATACACGCATTCGCTTTTATCGTCGATCTGCTAATAACGGAAGTATTGGGAATGTTAAAAATGAAACAATTGGATTATGTCGTGGAAAATATATCCTTGAAATGGACCATGACGATGAATTAATGCCATATGTTTTACGTGAATCAGCCGATTTATTTAATTCAAATCCGGATATCGGATTTATTTATTATGATTGTAGTTGTATTTATGAAAATGGTAAAAACCAGTGGTATGGAGATTTTATTTGTAAAGGTTATGGAGGATATTATTCTCAAAAATATGAAGACCATTGGCGTCTAATTTATATTACACCGAATATTAATAATATCACTATGAGTCATCTTGTATGTTGCCCTAATCATCCTAGAATATGGAGGAGAGATCATCTTTTAAAAATGGGAAGTTATTGTGAATATTTACCAATTTGCGATGATTATGAAATAATACTTAGAACTTGTGTTTCAACTAACATTGCTAAGATACATAAACTTGGATATATTCAATATATGAATGATTCTAACAACAATTTTTCTCTAATCAGAAATTCTGAAATAAATCGTATTGGACCAAAATTTATTTTTCCTAATTATTTTAATAAGTTTAAAATTAACGAAATAATGAATGAAAAAGGAGCGTATGAAGATGAAAAATATATAACTCAGCATTCTAAAATATGGGAAAGAGATCAAACAACTTATAAACACAAATATTGTAATTTAATTGTTAATAATGACTATGATACACAATTTTGTATTATTGGTTTTGATAGTTTATTAGCAAATATTAATGAAATTACTGAACTATACAATAATCCGAGAAACGATTTTATTGTTTTAGAGAATAAATGTTCTCTTCAATATTTACAAGAAAGGATAGAACGTTATAATTTTAGCCGTATGAAATGTTATACTCTAATTGATAGTCCATATGAACAACTAATTAATTATTTTAAACTTCTATATTTATCTGTTTCAGATTATAAAATTATAAATGCCAATATACAGAAACCTATATTTAATACAAATATGTCTAAAAGATCCGAAATTATCAATAAACTAACAAATAATTATGATAAATATTTAGAAATAGGTGTTGAATATGGAGAATGTTTTAATGAAACGCATTTTATTAATAAAGTCGGAGTTGACCCTGATCCTAAATTTTCTCCAAAGGCTGATCAAAAATTATTTTTACTAACCTCTGATGATTTTTTTAAACAACATATAACGTTAATGAGTAACGATACTAAAAATGTTAATCCATTTTTTGATGTTATTTTTATTGATGGAATGCATCAAACCGAATATGTGTTACGCGACATTAATAATTCGATGCAAGTATTGAATAGCAATGGAGTTATATTTGTTGATGATATTTTACCATTTAATTATAACGAACAACTCAAAATACCAATAAAACATTATTATGAAAATGGAGTGCTAAAATATGGAGAAAATTGGACTGGAGATGTTTGGAAGGTTATTTATCATTTAATAAAAAAATATAAAGATAAAATTAATGACTTTAAATATTATTATAATATTAATTTTAGAGGTATTGGTATGTTTAAATTTAATGAACAATTTCAAATTAACCCCGATGAAATCGAAATGATTAATAATTATGATTATTTTAATGATTTTTCTGATTACATAAATGAACTACAGATATTACAATCATCAAAGTCATTGCATTTCTTACAAATATAAAATAATTTAGAATTTATATAATAAATTATTTTTTATTTGGAAAGTTCTATATTTATATATTGTAAATTTTGTTTTAATCTTTCTCTACAATTAAAAAATCTAGGATCATCAACTATTTTGTCTAATAATGCTTTTCCTTCATTGTATTTTTTTAACCAATAACAAGCAACTGATAATTCATCATAAAGGTATTCTCCATAAGCATTAAATTGTGTTTCGGGATATTTGTGTTTAACATCATCATATGATAATAATAAAGCTTTGTTTAATAAATTATATGATTTTTCAAAATCACGGTTTTTATTGCAGTATATAGCCCAATAAAAATATGGTTCTGCTCTATCGGAACAAATATTTATCGCATCTTGATAATATTTATTTACTTCATCCGTAGGTCCATTAGTTTCTGATATTAATAAAGCTAAATTTACATAAATTTCATATACAATTTCATTCTTGATTTTATTGTTTATTAGTTTAACACATTTTTTAAATATTTTAATAGCATTAAATTTATTTTCTTTTTTAACTTGACAAGCATTATTATATAGTATATAAATATCATTATCTACGTTTGAAATATAATTATTATCATTAAAACTATATACATTTGGTGCTATTTTAACGTAGTTAGTTATATTTTTTATATTTTCAGTTTTTATTATTTTATCTTCCGTTACATTTAAATTTGTTATTTTTTCTTTTGTATCATTATCTAAAATTAAAAATGATATTTTATCCATAAATATATTCTAAAGATTTTATTTATATTTTAATAAATATAAAATATATATTTATTAAATTTATAAGTTAAAAACAACAAATATATTATTATTATTATTATTATGGAATTAAATGTTTGTGATATTCCACCATCGATTTGTTTAAATATGATTGTTAAAAATGAATCACATATTATAAAAGAAACTCTTGAAAAACTTTGTAAGAAGATTACATTTTCATACTGGGTAATATGTGATACTGGTTCAACTGATAATACTCGAGAAATAATTTTAAATTTTTTTAAAGATAAGGATATACCAGGAGAACTTCATAATCATGAATGGAAAAATTTTGCTCATAACAGAACAATTGCTTTAAACGAAGCATTTAACAAAACTGATCTATTATTTATTTTTGATGCTGATGATGAAATTCAAGGCAATATTGTAATGCCCAAAATAGTAGAAAACGATGGATACCTTTTAAATTTTGGAAATGCTAACGGCCCTTCATATCAAAGAATATTATTAGTCAATAATAAAATCAGATGGATATTTAAATCAGTTATCCATGAATATATCGAATGTTTAAAACCTAATGCAAGTCTCACATCTTTACCTGGGGACTATTATGTTGTTTCTGGAAGAAGTGGTAGCAGAAATAAGGACCCAGATAAATATTCAAAAGACGCTAAAATATTAGAAGAAGCGTATTATGTAGCTAAAAAAGATGATGATAAATTATATTTGCGTTATGCGTTTTATTGTGCGAATAGTTATAAAGATGCAGGTAAAATAGAAAATGCAATAAAATGGTATAAAATTACTCTTGATAATGATAACTGGCACCAAGAAAAATATATGTGCTGTCTCCATTTATATAATCTCTACAATGCTATTGGAGAAAAAGAAAAATGTATTTACTATTTAGTCGAATCTCTTAATTATGATACGGAAAGAATTGAATGTATAGCATTATTAATTAGAGATTATTGTATAAAGGGAATGAACCAATTAGCATATAATTACTATTGTATTATTAAAGATTTTTATGAAAATAGATATCTTGAAACAAATAACGACGGTAAACTTTTTGTTGAAGTTGATAAACCAAATTTTATTTTACCATATTATATGATTTTAGTAGCAGATAAAGTGAAAGAAACAAATCCAGAAGCTAAACACACTATTGTAAAAATGTATGAAATTATTTTTACTAAAAAATATCATATGAATGAGGAATTTTTTATTGGAAATGTATTATACAACTTACAATTTTTTATTGAATTTTGTGTTACATATAATAATTTTATAAACTTATTTCAAGGATATATTATTTTTTTGGAGGAAAAAATCAAAATTGATTTATATAAATATGAATTTTTAAAGAA